CCAATCCTGTGCATTGTTTGTATCATAACTTAAAAATTCTGTAGGAACAGGTGTATAATCTTCTCCTGTTTCATCATCATCTTTTCTCATAATTTCATCTTTAAACTCAGGATAAATTTGTGCAAGTTTATATCTTGGCACTCGTCTAAGAACTGCTAGTTCTCTAGGTTGTTGGTCAGGACCAAAGTTTCCAGGAAAAGTATCATACGGGTCTCTTAGTTCTGCACTAGGATACACGTAACCATTACTGTCAACTTTAGTTGATATTACCCAAGCACAATAACCATAACCTGGTAACCATCTAGATGCTTGTGCTAACTGTCCTGTTAGATTTTGTGTTGCATCATAAGATGTTACTATTCGTTCTAGTTTTTCTGCTTGAAATTTAGCTCTCTCTGATTCATTACCATTAAGAATATCTACACGTACTTGTGGTACACCAGATATTTTTTGAGCTAACCTATCAATACCTGATTGTAATAAGTTTGGTGCAGGTAACAAGTCTGCATCTTCTGCATCCATTGAGTTACCAAGTAAAGACTTCATGCCTTCACTACCACCATTTAAAATAGCTTTAATACGAGCTTTACTTACTTGTCGTTCTTGTACTGCTTGTCCACCGACTAACTCAGAGGCGCTTTCAATAATTTCATTGTATGTTTTAAGGTCTAAGTTTTCTATCCCCATGGTGCATCATTCATATTAGTTAATTTAAAATCTCCATAACTTGGTTCGTAATCTGTTCCAACGTCAGCTAGACGTTCTTTTTGCATACGTCTAAATACTTTCATCGGAAACCAACTAGCCATAACTATATCAGTTTTTTCCTTGTTTCGCTTTGAAACAGGTTTACCATCAAAGTATAACAACTGTTGTCTGTATTTTTGTATTTTAGCACTACTTTCTGAATCACCTGTAGGTAAATGTATTTTTCTATTTTCAAACAAATCTGCCATTGCACCTACACCATATAGTGGGTCATGTTTGTTTTTACCTGTTAGATGTCCTTGTAGCTGAATACCACTACGTAATGTAAATTCTTTTATCTTATCATCTTGACGTATAGCAGTTTGAAAACCGTTTTCTTCTACTATCCATTGACGACAATCATATTTGTGTAACCAATCTGACATTTGGTCAAGTGCAGCCCTTACTCCGCCCCCTTGCCTATTTTCTAAATCTACTAAAAACAATTCGCCTCTATATGCATCTATACCCCAAAGTACTGATGCTTGGAATCCTGATGATGCAGGGTCAAGTCCAGCTACTAAATGTAAATTTCTATAATGTTGTCCCATAACTAAATCTGGTCGCATACATTGGTCAACCATGTTCATAGTAAAGATTTGTGTACCTTCTATGTATGTTTGGTTATAATACACCATCTCAAATATCTGCCTACCACCAGTAGATTCAGCAGAACGTAACCTAGACATTAACCATTTGTGTGAACGTTTAGTAGGCCATAACATACAATCTGTATGTACTTCATCAGTATGTTCTGGTAGTTCACATTCTAGTTTGTGTGCAGATTCAACTATTGATGTAAAGTTATCTGATTCTAAAAGATGGTTATATAAATCATCAGGGTGTTGTCTTGAACCTATAACAACAACAGCTGTGTGTTCTTCTTTACGTGAAGATAATGTTGTTGTCCACCATTGTCTTGTAGATTCTCTTGCACCAGCTTGCATAGTCGTTTGGTGGTCTTCAATGTCATCTGCAATTATTAAGTCACAGTCACGTGATAATATTTTTCCACCTTTACCTACAGCAACCATAGTAGGCGATTTAATACCAGCTACAGTTCTTGTACCTACAGTAAATTGATTTTGTGACCAGTTCTTACCAGAACGGTTATCTGGTTTAAAAGATGTACCTGGGGGACAGTATGCCTCTCTAAGTTCTTCGTTCGTGTCAAGCACGTCTAGGACTGCGCTAAGGGCATTTTTAGCTATATCTTCGTTTCCACCTACCCACATGATACGTAGGTTTGGATTCTTGCATATCTGGTACACAGCAAAATGTATTAACAGTTCTGTCTTTCCATGTCTTGGGGGGCTTAATATTAATAATTCTTTACCGTTATTAATAGAATCTATAATGTTATTTATCCAATTAGTATGAAAGGGGGCTGTTTCATACTTTTTACCTAGTTCCGTACGAAAATATTTTTCGCGGAAGCTAGAAAAATTCTTTAAACTCTTTTGTGCATCTTCTGATATTTCCCATCCGTCAGCAGCGATGGAGTTCCTGGTGTCAATTTTGTAGGCAGCTGCCATTCGAGAGACGGTAGCCGAGCTAGTCTCAAGGAGTAAAGATACCTCAGCTACACTAATGTCTCCATTAGCTAGTAACTCGGCGTATCCTTCACTTACGAAAGCTCGGTAATACGTACCTCGTCTAACACTAGCGTAGTCGCCATCATCAGATTTTAGTTCACGGTTAATTGGTTTTTCAACCTTGTCATTATGTCGCTTGTCGGCTGCGAACTGTCTCTTTTGACAGGTAGGTGAACAAAATTTTCTTTGTTTCCCACTTAATCGCTTCCTACAGCCTTGAGCTATACATACAACATTTTGACCCATTTAACTAACTTTCTGTAGATGTTTGCGTAGTGCTAATTATATGGTACTATACTCTCAAATACAAACATCAAACACAAGTAATTTGTTACAGGTGAAGGTGCAATCGGGATGTAGAAAGCTGCTGACTGGCAAGACAGTACACTAGAAAGACAAAAGCAGTACCCAAGGACATTAGAAAGCGTTTGATTAGGCACACAATTACTAATGCCCGCTAGTGCCTAAAAAGACTGTAGCCACCTACAGTATTACAGAAGTTACCAGCATATATTTCTAGCCTTACATACTATATATAGAACATCAAGGTTAACACTGGTAGGTCAAACAACACTCAGTAATAAACAGTATTGACAGAATGTCAATTCTTTTATGTACTGTACTGAGTGTCTTTACCTTACGGTAAAGTGACCTACTATATATAGTATCCCTTATTGATTTAATACCATATGTAGTGTATTGATATGACTATGCATACATATGGATACTATATATAACTACAGTGTTATCCGTCCAATGTATTACATTCCAACTGTTCATTAAGTTACTTGCCTCTACTGTATTGTGCTAACAGTACAGTGAGGATAACTTAATGTTACAGACCTTTGTCGCCGAGGCTTGCGAGTGCGTCTTGGTCTGTCATACTTGTATGTCAATGCCAATCTAGTATTACCCATAGATATTCTCGTATCCTATTTTCTAAGTCCTTTCGTATTTAAGGATTTTCCGTCTTGGCAGGTATGTAAGACAGAAAATTCATACGAAAGGACAAGAAAATATGGATACTGAATATACTAAGTGGGTAAATACTATCGATTGTGGCATATGTCATACTGAAGTATTTCCAGACGAAAGACACCCTATAAAAAGCTACTTCGGACCACAGAAGGGCTGGGTAACATGGAAGTCGTACCTACACGGCGACTGTGTTGCACAACCGACAGTTGGAGGCAAGCCGAACTTAATTGAAAAGCATAAGGAATCTAAAACCTATATTGCACGTAAATTAAAAGAGTTGCCTAAATTACAAAAACAAGTTGATAATATCAAGCAATTATCATTATTTGAAGGTAGTGAGGCTTAGGCCTTACTATCCTTCTTGTATAACTATGTCTTTAGCTAAATATTTTCTTTCAGAGCGTGGTGTGAAAGAAAAATTTATCTATGAAAGACATAGATGATACATAATAGAAAGGATATATATTATGGCAAGTAACGTACCTTACGAGGTAATCTGTGCGCAAACAGGCGCACAACTCACGGAGTGGAGTCAAATGGCTGTCACTCATGGCTATTCAGCAACTCAAGGTAAAAGTAGACCTTACTTTTTACATCTTGATAAAACTGATACAGAAGTTGCAGAGCAACTACGTATCATTGCTGACGCACAATCAAAACTGTGGGAATTGCATGACGCAAGTCCTACATCTCTTAAAGGTAAAGAGAATGCAGAAAAACAATTAGCTATGGCTAATGTTTCTGCATCATATGATAATAGTGAAATACTTGATGAACTAGACGCTATCGAAAACGATGGCGATTATGACGGTAACGTTGTAGAATAGTTTAATACTTATATATTACGTTCGTTTACGGGCGAACGTAATATATATAAAGCGAAAGGAAACTATGAATATTACATTAGATAATAAACTCAATACGCTTAATGTAGATGAGTTAAGACAAGTTATTCAGTGGACACTTAATGACTTACAAGCTTGGAGTAACAATGACCGTGTCAAAAATGACATAGGCAATCATTGTGCAATGCTTCATGAGGCAGTAAGTTATCAAATAAGCAAAGCTGTTGATAAGAAAAATAATTAATGGGTGGTTGGTTACTATGCGAAGGTTGTGGACGTTATGCACATACACATAATGGTGGTGGCGAAATTAATAACAAACACTATTGCGAACCATGCTATCCAGAATATATAGAAAGGTAATAATGACAAGTAAATTAGATGATATAGAAATAAAATTAAATGATATAGTTTTAATACTTGAAGGTATTAAAAACACCATGCAAAACATGGGTGAGCTTGATAAAGCTATTGTAGGCAAGCTTATGGATTTAGATTCAGTTATCAGTAACGTATACGATACAGATACATTATGAAAGAACATGATGTATATGTATTTGAAAATCAAGATTATAGACAAAAAGATAATATCTTAACTGTTGATTTTCATTTCGGATATGATACTGACGTAGATGACGCTGTTGCACAAATAGACGCAATGGTTCGTCTTATAGACAATGACGGTGACATAGAGTTTACCGTACATAGACCAAGCATATATTGTAAGTCTATGTTAGATGTAATTGGACCAGATGATTATGCCTGATTCATTTACATGTTGGTTATGTAACAAAGTCATACACAATGAATATACCAATAATGCAGAACCTGTATCTATTGGTGTTTGTTGTGCAAAATGCAATATTAAAGTTGTCATTCCTGCCCGAATGCGACAACTTTATAAAACCTAGACCATGTGTCCAAGCTGGCTGTTTAGTTCCCCTTTACAGCCAGCGTCTAGGTTGTTACACGTACGTAGCTTGTAGCACATAAAAGGTGAGCTAAGTAAAAAACACCACCCTGTATTGGGAGTTAGCACACATTGGACAACACCTTCGTGTGTGTTACAAGCTATCTATAAAATACATAATGCCCTGTGTAAGATAGCATTGAGTATGGAAGGAGTGTTATATGCATTCCTTCCGTTACTCTTTGTCGCAGAGCAACGAAAGGAATATTATGCATGGACATTTAATTGAGATTAAAAATAAACCATTAAAAAAGTATCAAGTACAAATATCATATTTCAGACAACAAGTGTTTGATAAAATAGATGATAATAAAAAACTAGATATAGAAAATGGTATAGCTAATCGATATGAAGTAGAGGCTAGTTCATTAGAACAAGCTATTGCTAGAGCTATTAAAATTGACACTGTTGTTAAAGCAGAAACAATGGCACGTTATCCAGGTATTTTACCTGATGAAGACGAATTTGATAAAGATACAGTACTTAAATTTGCTGAATTTCTTGATGATAAGGGTTTGTTTCAGGACTGGATATTGTTAGAGCCAACAGCTATACAAGCTAGTTTAATCGATGACGAAGATGAACTTAATACGCTTACAGAAAATGCTGTTATGGAACATAGCAGTAACATGAGTGACGAAATAGAAGATTTTCTTAGAGATACTAAGGAATAAATACAGATACGAAAGGAGCTAATCATGGCAAACGATTGCTGGGAATTAGTAGAATCTGTATTGGGCAATAGCCGTAGAGTATTACTTTATGGCCCACCTGGTACAGGTAAGACATACAGTGCTGTTAAAACTAATACGCCTAAAGCGTATAGTAAATCAGCAGGAAAAGAAATAGATAATATCTATCAAATAACTATGACAGAAGATACTGCTAGTGCAAACTTAGAAGGTTTTTACAAACCATCTAGCACAGGTACTTTTGAATGGCATGACGGTATTGCAATACAATCATGGAAAAATGGTGGTCGCCTTGTAATTAATGAGATAGACCATGCGTCACCAGACGCAATGACGTTTCTACATGCTATTTTAGACGACCAAGAAATAGCAATGTTGACATTAAATAACGATACAAAAGAAACAGTTAGACCAGCTGATGGCTTTCAAGTTATAGCTACAACTAACAGTCCACCAGAGTCATTACCTTTGGCTTTGAAAGACAGATTTCCTGTAAAAATATATGTTGACAGTATACACCCTAAAGCAATGGAACAGTTTCCAGATGAGTGGCACGGTGTAATTAATGATACAACATTAGTAGAAGATGATGAAGAACGTATTTCAGTACGTGCATGGACAGAGTTCTTTAACTTACAAGCTAATGGCTTTAGTCCAGAACAAGCAGCTAAATTAGTCTTTGCAGACAAAGCAGAAGAATTAATAGATGCTGTTACGTTAGCACGTGCTTAATAGTAAAGCTTATCCATATCCAGAAATTGTTACTGGTGAGAAGTGGGAAGTAGTAGGTACTATTAACAACAGTCCCGATGGTTCTACAGATAATCTCAACAGACAAATGACAGTACCTCTCGATAGAGAGTGTACAGAATGTGGTATCAATCATAGTCGTATGATACGTAGACACGAACTTGGTCATGCCAAGTGGAGTCCAAAGACTATGGGTAAGCTAAAACCAGGTGTACGTGCAGAGGCTGTTCATGTACTAGAAGAAGTTAGAGTTAATCATCTTCTATATGAAAACAAGCTTGCATTATCTGAACCATCAAAGTGTTTAGATGTAATACAACAAGAAACTATGAAATTAGTTTACGAATCAGGTATTGCAGAGATAATACTTATGGGTTTAGCTAGTAAATGGAAAGTACCAGATATTGATACTAACCGTAGATATGCTAGTTATAAATACAATGATGAGTGGGTTGTAATGTCAGCTTGTTTCAACATGATAAGAAATGATGATACAGTTACTGATTATCGTAAACAACAGATTATATATGCAGAAAGAATTATTGCTAGATTTTTTCAAAGTATTACTAATCATGGTTATGGTCAAACTATTAGTTATCGTAAAGTACAAAAGTATGCAGAACCATTGAGTGCAATACTTGACATGTTCAGAGATGCACCTACACAAGATGAAGTATACAAACCTAAACCAAAATCACATACCGCACCTGGTATTGATGAGAGTGAAGGGAATGCTGAAGAATCTAATGAGTTAGGTGGTGGTTCTTTAGAACAACGTACAAGAGACGACCTAGCAGAGTTATTGTATAGAAGTACTCAAGGTACAGGTAGATGGGGTGAAATGTTTACGCATCAACCACCATTATCTGTTAATTTACAAAGTAGACTTAAAAACGGTAGGTCGTATAGACCAGCTGACTTTGGTTACAATCCAAAATACATTAACAGATACTGTATAGATAAGAAAATATTCAAACAAAAAATGACTGCACTTGGTGGCACAATACTTATTGATGCATCAGGTTCTATGTCATTTAATGGTGAAGATATTTTAGAAGTTATGCAGCAATTACCTGCTGTTACTATTGCTATGTACAATGGTACAGGTGACACAGGTGATTTACGTATCATTGCTAAAAATGGTAAACGTGTAACTGAAAAGTATTTAGATAACCATTCAGGTTACGGTAATGTTGTAGATGGTCCTGCTTTAGAATGGCTAGGAACACAACCAGCTAGAAGAATATGGGTATCAGACATGCATGTGTTTGGTGCGCATGGTGATACTGCTGGTTTTAATCTAATGGCTGATGTAAATAAAATCGTTAGAAAATACAATATTATTAACCTTAAGAACATAGAAGAAGTAAAGGAACATGCATTAAAACTGAATG